GGTACACATAGACTGCCTCGTTTACGTCTATTTCCCTCACAATGTCACCTGAAAGATCACGAACTCGTATCCTATAACGCTCGATACCAGCATCCAGCGGAATTTCCGTAACCTCCCAGCTGTCGGAATTCTTACGTCCCCTTCTGATCCAGGAGACCTCCGAACCCTCAGCAGCATTCGTTACTTTTAAATGAACCGGTGACAGCATTTCAAAAATTCTCCCTGTCGAGGTATGCGTCAAACCCGTGTAAGCCTCTCCCGCCAATGGTTTTTGTGCCGGACCAACTCGCCAATTATATTCCAGACCAAGATCTTCAGGCCTCAACCGAACCGGAGTAACAGCATTGTCCAGTAGAACCAGTCTAGCGCCGATTAAAGCACCTGCTGAACTTTCACGCTCGGTTCCCAATTGAGCGCGTAACAATCGAGACAATTTCCACGTTCCATCGTGTTGCATGTCGGCATCGAGAAATTGAATGATCTCAAATTCTCCGTTGGATGTTTCAACTGCAAGAACGTTCCTGCCGTTAAGTAGATCCATAGGTTCCAAGGATTGCAACTGACCGCGTAGCAAGCGCGTATGGATCGTGTGCGCATAGTCTATTCTTCCAGATGGCCCGGGTGGCAATTCCGTCAGCAGTTCGCCGACAACACTTCTTTGTACTGCAGTATCATGGAAGGTAAATCCGGTCGTCGTTGCTGAGCGATGCAAGTGATATTCCCCTGACCACGGTTCAGCATAAATCGCGGCATATGAAACAACCTTATCGAGATCTTCTTCGCTCAACGCTGGCAAGTTCATCATCAAAACAAATGGCTGCCCAAAGTCTTCGCCCTGAGCAGGCTGCCTGTAGGATACCGTTGATCCTGCCCGCAACTGGTGATCATCAAACACAGAGCGCAATTGCAGCTGCTGATGAATACCTTTCTCACTGCTGATCACCAGCCATTGTGTGTTTTCGGGATCATCCAGAAAAGAAAGACGATCGCCCGGCCCGATGTTGATAAACTCGGTAGGTAAAGACAAATCACAAAATTGACGGCCATACCAATCATTGCGCAAGCGCACATTGGCCAAGTTTAAGGCAACTTCCTCCTGAATAACCGCCGGTACCTGGATCGAAATTTGCCTATCACTTCCGCCGTTCAGCCGTCGCGATTTCGTGCTGGTTTGCTCAAATTCACCAAATACAGTTGTGTGGGTAATCATCGCCTCGGCGGGCAGCTCCAGTTCTGCCTGACGTCGAACCGACTTCCTGATTTGACCTTCTTCCTGCACTAACTGATCTTCGGAAACAGTCACGATTTCCGAAAACAGGCTTTGGGAGAAAACAAGCTCTCCATCGGCTTCGATGGCAAATGCGTTAAAAAGACCCAAGAGTGGTTCGAGTGTCTGGCGCACAGAAGCCTGCGAAGGAATTACATACCCATCAAGCAATCCATCAAGTTGTAAATTCGGTGCAGCAAGCTCGTAATCACCGAAGATAGCCCGAACAAGATCGTCCAGTGCACTGGCGCCCAATCGACCATTAAGCCAATGTCCCCGGTTCCAGTTCTCTCCGTCTGACCATGTGTTCAAATCCAAGGGAAACCACGGAAACGGCCGTGCATCCCAGGCCCATGGCGCAATTTGTTCGGTAGTCACCATTCTGCCATTGTAAAGGCTCGAAACCGGATTGTTTTCTTCGGTGTCCCAATAGTTAAAATGCGCTTGTAAAAACCGCCGCTGAATAAGATCATCGCGGACACCACTTGAAAATCTGGGTAATGCAGATTGAGCAGACTTCGGATCAAAAAACACGTTTGGCTCGTTAGCGCCGTGGTCAATCGCAGGACAGCCCAATTCAGTCAGGAAGAACGGTTTAGATTGCGGTTGCCATTCAGTCGGAACTTCATCACGTGTCCCGCCATAGCGGTTGTAATGAGGGTTGCTCCACCAGGAACGTAAATCTTTGTATCGATAAATCCACGGCTCACCCAACCCATCGGTGATTGGAGTCCGAACGCCCGACATTCGCTCTTCATGAGATCGATAATACCAATCAAAACCTTCCTCGCCTTCAATGTGCCTTTGAAGAGTATCCAGATTGTATGGCGATAGAACACGATCAATTTCAGGTTCGCGTCCGTTTCGCATATCGGCGAGCGGCATGTAATTGTCGATACCGACAGCATCAATGGAAGGATGTGCCCATAACGAATCCAGATTGAACAACACATCGCCTGACCCATCTGGGGGCTGATAACCAAAATACTCGCTCCAGTCCGCACCATAGGTTACCAGACAGTCTTGTCCCAGACTGCTTTTTGCAGAAACAGCCAGTGCATTGAGCGTTTCAACAAAGGGGAAATTTCCGCTACCGTCACGTACGCGTGTGAGACTTCGCAGTTCCGAACCAATCAGAAACCCATCAATGCCACCCGCCTGTACTCCGAGCGAAATGTAGTGATTTATGAAAGTCACATACCGACTTGAGAAAGCATTGATTTGTGTTGCAGCAGCATTTGTCTGGTCAGTACTTCCCGATGCGCCTGGTTGCGGGTAGCAGGAAATCTCTCCACGCCACGGGTAAGGCGGCTGATGCCCATTTCCGTTCATTCCCGGTAACGTGTTATCGGCGGGAATGTCCATCATGATGAAGGGGTACAACACAACCTTCAAACCACGTCTTTTCAAATCGGCAATTGCGCGCAGGATGGAGCCATCATCAGGGGTTCCGCCAAACGCGGGGCGACCATCAACCTGACTGATCAATCTGGCCGTGTGGCGAAGATATGGACCAACGCTCCAGTTCGTATGAAAGCGGTCAGTCGTTCCCGGCAGAAGCTGGCACTCGCCTGCTCGCAGATCATTGCCGAACCAGGCGATCACCAATGCAACTCGCTCAAGGTTTGGGCATAACGCCTGCAACTCATCGATTGAAGCTTCCCAATCCGTAGTCGCTATCGTTTGATGTCTGTTCTGAGCATTGTAAGGCCACTCGCCACCCCCAATAGACACCAGATCGGTGTCATACCCGTATTCGGTTGAACCAGGGATCACGGTGATGGTGCGAATTTGTTGTTCCAATGCACCGATGCTGCGAACAACTTCAAATGTCAGCTGCGGAATTCGGTTACCAAACTGGGCAAGCGGAAAACTGTCAAAAACAATGTAAGAGGTCCCCCGGTAAGCGGGTGCATCCCCGACACCCTGTTTGGCTTCTATCAATGGGTCCGGTTGCTGGGTACTGTCTCCGTTGTAAAATCGATAATTGATTGTCGATAGATCAAGCGCTTCACCATCTGCCCAAATCCGCCGCAAAAGCGAAACCGGCCCTTCGCTAATTCCAATCGCGAAGTTCGCAAAATAAGAGTATGACACTGTCGTGGTTGTGGGTTGGCTACCCTTGCCGCCGCCAGCACTTGTGGAGCTTTGCACTTCTTCAAAATGGGTCGCCCAGATGATCTGCCCGGCCAGTTTGTTCCGGCCATATATCCTCGGTATAGCGGCTCCCTCAATTGAAGATAAAACCTGAGTCCCTTCAAGGCGCGGGCCTTGCACCACCTGATCTTCAGAAAGCAAAGAGTTATCGATCGCGCTACCAGCCAATGCCCCTGCCGCACGACCTGCAATTGCGCCAACCGGGCCACCGATGGCGCTGCCAATCGCAGCACCCACCGTTTGTAAGAGTACAGTCGCCATAAAGTCAGCCCTTTGGAGTTGAAGAGTCAGGAATTCTGAAATACCCACTTGCCCGATCGCGCCAATGACGCCCAAGTGTGGTTTCAACCACACCTGCTTTTTCATAGGCATGAACGAACTGACCTTTTCCAGACAAAATACCCGCGTGTTTGGTAACGCTCATTCCTTGCCATCTGAACAAAATCAGGTCGCCCGCACGTGCTTCTTCCGAAGCAAGCTTCTGGCACCAGGCATGTGCTGCTTCCAACATCGGCTCCTCGGCCCCGTACTCTCCCCAATCCGGTGAATAATTTGGAATTGCCTGTGGCTCGCTATCGTTGACCTTGCGCCATACACCCCTCACTAAGCCAAGACAATCTGCCCCATGCCCCTTGACCGATGCCTGATGAACATAAGGCGTGCCAATCCATTCCCGCGCTTCGCGCAAGATTCGCCTCCTGAAATTTCTGTCGTTCATGGTACGATGGGCGCTCCGTTATTAGTGCCGGAATTGTTGGCGTGATCCACTGTAAAACTGTTACCGGGCATATGCGGGAAGCCTTGAAAATTCAGCTGGTTTTGGAACTTGGCTTTGCAGGTACCGAAATCCTTTGCACATCCTGCGGTAATGGTAAAAATATCACCGACCTGAACAGGTCGCGTGGTGGGTTGCCAAAGCGTCAAACTGCTTTCTGCTCCATCAGTCGAGTGATCCAGAATCTGGATGGATTGCCCGGCATTCCCGCCGATGTTCCAAACCAGTTGTCCACCGCTGAACCAACCGGATTCAAAGTCTGATAATCCTTGTGCTGTCAGCGCAGTTTTGCCGCTTGAACCTATAACTGTACCTGTCCCGGAATATACAGGTGTGTCGAGGTTTAACCGACAGCGCGTATCCCCCAGGTCTGCTTCGCAGCGTTTTACAAAATGGCGGCCCTGGGTCTGTTCAAGTTCAGAGAAAAGCCCACGCAGTTCCATGCGGTACACGCCATCGTCCAGCGTAATGTCTCCAACCAGCATCATCTGATCGAGAAAATGTTCTGACGGTTCGCACCAGTTTACAAGATAGGTTGACACTCGCGCTTTATCGAAGAAACCGGAGGCGATACGCTCTTCGGAAATGTAATCTGAAACCAATGCGCCTGAAACTTCTGCGGAGTTGCTATCCAACCCCGTACGTTCCTCTATCGCGCTTGTTTCCATACCTGCATGACGCTCGCACAAAACACCATTGAGGTGGATATCTTCATCATGATCGGTAAAGCCCAGATAGGAACCATCGCCTGCTCTGATAATCCAGCATCGGCATAGCGTTGTAGCTTCGTTTCGAACGTGCTGAGAAAAATCCGGGTTGAGTTCTCTCATGTCAACAACTCCATCAATGGGATTGACGGTATGTCTCCGGCATCAAAATGACTGAGGTTTACGCTGATCTCGTCGGTATCAAATCTCACCGGCACATCAAACTCATAACCCGCAGTGATTGTTTTCCCTTCCTGAGGCACAGCGCTTTCAGGAAAGACTATTTCTCCTGTTTCAGGATTAAAATGATAGTTGTCAGGGGACTGTATCTCTCCATCAACCGCTACAATGAGACTGGCAAGCACTGGCTTGCTGATGCGTCTGGTATAAACCGCCTCTCCCGAACCATAGGTTTTGGTAAGGGGAAACCGGATCTTATCGCCGTCGCCCACTCCCAACACCTGATCTATGGCTGAGAAATTCTGACCTGGCGCCGAAGAGCGAAAATCCATCGGATCCCTGAACCGGAACCCGAATAGCCTTCCCCGTCGTTCTTCAAAGAATTCCAACACACGGTGCAAGTCATCGATGGTCTTTACGCCATATCCAACATTGTATCTTCTGCGGGAGTTCGCCCATCGCGTGTTGCGCTGCTCTCGGCCTGAGCCAAGTGTTATCACTTCTGTAGAACGCACCGGCCCGCCTGTCGCACCCAGTGCCAGGTCCGTTGGAAAGCGAACTTCGTGAAAAGAATTTGAAAAGCTCATACCTGTCTCACGTTCCCCTGCGTCCACGGGCCACGACACGAGCCAGCATGGCACTTACCTGCCCTTCGGATTTTCTGAAGCTTGCCGCATCGTTTGCCTGGACATTGAAAACAATGTTCATTGTCGGTGCACTGTTGTCTGTCGCAACACCCAATCGACCATCGCTACCGCGACTAAGCGGCATAATTGCCTCCGGCCCGGCCTCGCCCATGACGCCCAATTTGCCTCCAAACGAGAACGCGGACGCATCTGTCACAACGCCACCTTTCGCAAACATGGAAACATCACCCAACTGGAAAGCCCCTCCTTTGGCGAAGCCGGAAAAACTTGCGCCGCCGCCGGATGATGCTCCACCCAACAAACTGTTTGTTGCTCCGCCAATAAGCGACCCGAAAAGGTTCTCCAGCGGTTTAAGCGCCTGGTTCAAAGCAAGATCAACCAGACGCTGGCCGATTGACTTGAGCGTATCTTCAAATCCCTTGCCGGAACGGATTGCACCTGTAATCGTCGACGAAAACACCTGACCAAACCCTTTGGTAGCATCTTGCAGAGAACGCATCGCTTCATCGAAATCCCGCGTCTCTGCATCGACAGAAACGGTAACGGTTTCATTATTCATAAACTGACATTCCTATTTTCATCGGGAAATGCCGCAAGCATTTCGGATAGTTTTTCTCGATCTGGTTTTGTGAACGCATGGCTTCTTTCTGCGACCTGAACTGCTGCTGAAAACTCGTGCAGGGTCATCGACCAAAATGCTTCTGGAGACAGAAACAATCTGGAAAACGCAACGCCCATCATGGCACGCCACGGTATTGTTGCCTCACTCATCGTTACTCGGCTCAGCCATTGGTGAGAAGGTTGCTGTCAACAGTCTTGCGGCAATTTCAACATAGGTGGCAACGCCTCCTTCCACCGTCATTGCGCCAACTTCAGATTCGGTAACATCGTGACCTGCCCCCGCCAGCCCTGCAGTGATAATTTTTATCAGATCATCAGCGCTCAGCATGCCGCTTGAAAACTTGCTGGAAAGATCAGCCAGGTTCCTTGCTCCCAGTGCGGCCTCAAGTGACGCCAACGCGCCCAGCGTAAGACAGAGCGTCCATTGCTTTCCATCAATCTCGGCGGAAATTTCTCCACGTTGCGGATTAATCACTGCACCGCTCCACTGAAATCAATGGCTCCTGCTGATTCCAGCGCGAGTTCGAAACTCACTTCGCCATCATGCTGACCGGAATATTCCAGGCTGACAATCTGAAACAAGCCGGAGATCGAACCAAAATCTGGCACAATTATCTGCCAGTTCACGATTTTTCCTTCAAAAAAGGTAGACCGTACCAGTTCGTCACTGGCGGCATCCTTGAAGATACCTCCTCCGGAAATCGATGCACGTCGCAGCCCTGCACCACCAAGCAGTTCGCGCCAACGACCTGCAGATTCAGAATCGGTAATATCGACCGAAGCTGCATTCAGCGATATCTGCCTTGCCCGCAACCCCGCTACAGTCTGAAACCCGGACCCATCGGAATCGAGTTTCAAAAGCATGTCTTTGCCTTTTTGAGCTGCCATTTTGCTCTCCTTGAACGTTTGGAAATTACTGTGTTGGTTCGGTCACGACCCGCAGGTTCAGCCCGGCGCGGAAGTAGCCCGTTTCGTCGTCCTTCGCGGTCTCGGTGAATTCATGCTGCAAGTTGACTAGCGAATGTCCTGTGAGTTGCATGGGAGTGGTAAGAAGTTCCTCAATCGCGTGATTGGCAAGCTGCAGAACTTGTTTCCGTCCCTTTTCTCTCGACCAGATAGTAAGCGAGATAAAGTGCTCCATCCCCTGTTCGGTTCCGGTAGACCAATCATTGTGGGTCATCTCACCAAAGACGATATAGGGTGGTCGAACCCCTCTGGGCACATCGTCGAAAATCCGATCCCCACCCAACTGATCAACCAGTTCAGTAGAATTTTTCAGAACAGAATACATTGCTTCTTGCAACGCAATTGCTGGATGGGTCATTGGGAAACTCCTCGTTTCAAACGCTGCAATTTGCGCCGGGTTTTAGCCCGGCCACCGGCAGCGGACTTTGATCCGCTCAGGGAACTCTGGCGTGTTGTTGACCTCGAAAACCGCGCCAAAACCCTGGCCAGGTCCAGTTGTGTGATTTTAAATGAAACGCTGCTCATGTGCGTTCAACACATTCGCATTCCAGATATCGACGGGTTTCATCGACATCGCGCACGGTCAGAACATCAAACCGCCTGGCGCCGGTTACAAGTCGGCTTCCTGATACAATGCCAGCACGAAATCTGAAGATAATTCTGTGTGTGATTTCAGCCACATCATTGTCAGCGCGGATGGTCTGGCGGGCACTTACGGGTCGAATGTGTGCCCAGATGGTTCCATCCGACTGGTATTGGTTCACAAAGCCTCCGAGACCATCGGGAAGTTCTGTTTCGTTTTCAACAGTCAATTGGCGGTTAAAGTCACCCGCATCCATTTTTCTTAATGCCATCATAAGCTAACCCTCCTCAGCGGGGCCAGCAATCTATCGATACCATTGGGCAGACTAGCCTCGCCTCCCTCCTGGCCAGAGCCTCTTACTTCATACCAATGCGCAATGATCCGCTTTATTGCCTGCAAGATATTGGATGGAATATCGAGACCCATGTCGCCAAACCCCGACACAAAATCAATCTCGATCCCATTTACAATCATGTCGCGGTTTATTGCAGGGTCGAAAACCAGCTCTGTCGACACATGATCCCTGACCAGACGATATGTGCTCTGATCAATGACATGTATGTCGCCTGCAGTATTGTATCCTGATACCTCGACAACCGTTGTGACCGGCCATCCTTCAATTACAATCCGGTTGGTAGCCGGCAAGTCATCGCAATATTGACGGAGCGTTCGATTTATCAGGGATTGGCGGATGTGAGTCTCCACATAGTCAACCGCTGCTTGTGAAAGAGCGAGAAGGAAGTCGTTTTCCTCATCGTGATCAATGCGCAAATGTTGCTTTATGTCAGACAACGTCACCGGCGAAGCAACGGGAGGTATAATCACTGAAACGGCCATAATAATCCTTTGGAAAAAGAAACGGCCCCGTCTCAAAAAGACAGGGCCGTGGTTCAGCACACCCATTACGGGAGTACCCAGACGAGGGAGGAGGACGTCTAGGTGGTGCCGAATTTCACAAGTTTGATTGCGTCAAAATCCTGTACGCCACCGCCCACGCGTTTGGTGGTGTAGAAAAGGACATACGGTTTTGCAGAGTAAGGATCGCGCAGAACACGAACGCCGGCTCGGTCCACAATCAGGTATCCACGATTGAAATCCCCGAATGCGATGGCATGGGCATCGGCTGCCATATCCGGCATGTCTTCTGCTTCAACCACATTAAAGCCCATCAGTTGAGCTGGTTGCCCCGCTGCTGCAGGTGCTTGCCACAGGTAGTTGCCGTCGGCATCTTTCAGTTTACGGATATCAGCCTGTGTTTTGCGGTTCATGACCCAATTTGCGTTCTGACGATGACCCGCTTTCAATGCATAGATTGTATCGACCAGAACATCCGAAGCATCGGTTGAAGCAAAGTCACCATCGACGCCGGTTGGAACGTAACCGATATTGCCCCAACTCCAACTGGCTTCATCAACGGTCGTATGGGTGAGGAAACCACGAGGCTTGTTCACCCCATCCCCATTGATGAAAGCTGCGCTTTCCTGTTCAGCAAAGGCTTGCTCCACTTCACCGGCAATCCAGGCGTCGATGTCAATCGCCGCATCATCCAGCAGCTGCGAGGTTGCCGCCGGCATGGCATAAAGCTCCATGGTCGGGAACTGAAGTTCCGACAATGTTGGCGATGCTGTTTCCGGACGAACTTTGGTTTCTGCTGCCCATCCGGTAGCAGGACCGGTCACTGCAAACGGTTTCTTGAACACAGAAGACGAAACCAACTGGATGCCCGCAATGCTGCGGATCGGCGAACCGAGCGCGAGACGTCGACCAATTTCTACAGATGTTTCATCCGGCACCAGATATCCACCATCGGGATCAGAGCCATAAGAAAGTGCCTTTTGTTCAAAGGAGCGCAGACCTTGTTCATTGCCTTTGCGCACATAGGCATCAAATGCCTGTTTATGTTCCATGCCTGCAAACGAGGACGGACTATTCCCACCGATTGCCGGACGTTTCCCCTTGATCAACAGACGGTCCATGAGAGACTTTTGTTCATCAAGCGTTCGGTTGATGCGGTTCATCTTTTCGACGGTTACTACATCTTCGCCAACCTGATCTTCAATTTGGGCGATGCGTTCATCGTTTGCTTCTCGGAACGCTTCGAAGGCCTGCATAAATTCATCAAATGCCTCTGCGACGCCCTGAGCTTCGCCGGTCGCAGCTTTGGCTTCCGGTGCCCGTTGTGTCTGGATTGTCATCTTAAAATCCTTGATTTTATGGTTTTGGTTGCCTTGCGAAATTTATTCGCGAGGGGTTCAAAAGTCGCAGCGTCATGCTTGCGACCCAGCGCGTGATATCCATTTGCCAACAGGCATCTGGCATCACTTCGCGAAAGGCCCGCATCCCGCGTCAGCCATCGCTCAAATTCTCGAATGGACGGATGTGAGGCGTCGCAGGACGATTTCACATTCTCAATCCGCGCAGCCTCTAAAAGCGGAAAGGTTACGATCGAAATCTCCCAGAGATCCGCCTCCATTATCCATCGTACCTTGGTTGTCGGATTCACTCTCGCCCGCTTGGTTTTGAAGCCTATCGACAGCCCGTCGATCGCACCTACACGCATCAGTTCCAGAACTTCCTCAGAGCGTTTGACACCAAGAGTAATCTGCCCCTCGACATAAAGCCCTTTCCGGTCTTCGCGGATTGTATTCCACACGCCAATGGGCTGGTCCGGGTCATGCTGGAACAGCATGCGGATGTCGGATGCTTTCCGGCCTTGCAGAGAGGTCTTGAACGCGCCCGCCGCCACCGCGTCCTTACCTTGGTCTACTTCGTTAAACAGGCTCGCATATCCAGAGAAACTACCGTTGAGTTTTACGGTTTCCAGTTCAACATCCATGCGTTTGGTTTCACGCTGCGCCAGATAGCCGCTCGCCTTCATTTTATTCTCCATGTTCATGTCTTACTTTGCGATCCGGCCTGCTATGCGAGACAGAATGCCCAAACCCCACCATGCGCAAACACTTGCAAGTGCAGCGCCGGAGAGTGTCATTTCAAACGTTGTGATCCGGTCCGAAATGCCGATTTCATCTGCCAGCTTCAACCCGGCAGCCGTGCCGAAAATCAAACCTGCAGTCAGGCCAATTGCGAATCGCAACGCGGCCTCTCGTCTTCCCTTCGGCAGAAGATAGGCAATTGAAACCGCCGATCCCGCAACGGCCCCAATTAATTTCGCTATGAACAGCCACACAGTTTCGGGAATCAATGGCATTAGGGAAGAGCCACTGTTTGGATCAGTCATCGCGTAAAAACTCCTCTTCCAGCGGTGGATAGCCAAAGGCTTCGCGTTTTTCATTTGCTGTCAGGAATTCAGCGGTTCCGACGCGATTCCAGTGCGCTTCGCGTTCACTTGCAAGCGCCGGGATACCTTCCGTATCCACTCGAAGATCTAAATCGCCCCCAAACATGCCGGACAACCATCCGCCCAAATCCTGCGCTGTTTTTTCAGCCAGAGGCAA